TAATTATTTACTCCAATAAATCTATCAGCAAACTCTGCTAATGTTAATTCTTCTTCTATATAAGATTCCATATTTTATTTTTTACCTCATTTATGTTATTTTTAATATCACTTTCCCAAAATGATAACAACTTTTTTTATAATTTAATCAACTTTGTATCGTATTTTAATTTTAAATCAACTTTGTATCGTATTTTAATTTTAGTGGTCAACGGGTCAACACACCACGGATCTGCAAATGGCATTGCGTTCATTTTTTGTCGTAATTGATTAGTAAAAATTAGAGTTACCTTTTGTCTACCAATCATATTTGTTATCTTACGAAGTGCCTTTGATATGATTATTGCTTTATCGGTTGCGTAACCATCCTTATCAAAATCGGCATTTATTTCTGTTTTAGTTGAAGCGGCAGCAACAGAATCCGTTACAATCGTGACCATTTTATCTTTATCTGAACTTCGTACTTTTTCAATAATAGTTTCAATAGTTTCAAAAATTTGTTCAACTGAATCAGCTGTAACATATAATAGTTTCGATACATCAACGCCAATTGCATCAAAGAACTCTCTTGATACAGCGGTTTCAGTATCAATCAATACCGCTAGCCCACCCTTTTTCTGTGTAGATGCCAATGCGTGTGCGGATACTAAACTTTTTCCACTCTGTTCTAACCCAGTGATTTCCAATATACGACCTACAGGCACCCCACCATTTGGTCTATTAGATATGGCTAAATCCAACATTGCCGAACCAGTGGATATCCACCCGCCTACATTTGTTGGTGCTTCTTCAGAGTCTAAAAAGAATGCAACTTTTTGGTCTTTATTAGCTTTGTTTAAATAATCCGCTATTATTTGTGCTAAATTTTCATCAATTTTTGACATTTTGTTTTAATTTAAAGATTAGTAAATATACCACTCCCATCAAGAGAGTGGTATAAGTTGTAGCTTGTGTTTATTAACTATTGAAAAGATCGTCAAAAGCAGTTGCTACATCATCTACTTTTACTTTTTTCTTTTCTTTGTTTTCCTTTGTATCTGCAAGATCATCCAATTTATCAACGCCAGTGTCATCTGGATCGAATGGAGCATCATCATCGTCATCGTCATCTGATTTATTAGACAATGTTTTCTGTGAAGCTGATTCTTTGGTTGATGGAGTTATTTCTTCTTCAGCATCAGGATTAAGCCATCCGGTCAGAACGGTTTTCAATTCGTCGTAACTCAATTCTGTATACAACTCAGTGATTTCGATTTGATTATCCATCCACTCTGTAAATTCAGCTTTATCAGTTGTTAATGGAGTTTCTTTTGGTTTCACTCTAATAGTTGTAGTTGGATATTGCGTTCCACCATCTTCTGCAGATGTATATTCAACTGTTAAATCACGTCCCGAACGTGGATCAGAAATGTCACCGTAATCTGGATCTGCAATATATCCCAAAATCTCTTGATATACAGTTTTTCCGAATCCCCAGAATCGAACACCTTGATCTTCTTCACCTCTTACTACTACAGGTACAAATGTTCTCAATTTTGGTTCCATTCGTTTTGCAGCTTTCCAATCATCTTTATCTCCCATTCGTTTCAATTTCTCTGCGAATTCAACGATAGGATCAGGTCTACCAAATGATTGTGGTGAAAGATATGTTTTCTTATTTACGTTATAATGAAAATACAGTTCTATGAAAGGATTTTCTTTATTGAATTTATAAGGAACAATTCTTACTTGGTGTTTACCTGGAGTTGGTTTCCATTGTTCATTACTTCTGTTTTGTGTGGACTGTAACTTATTAAGTCTATTTTTAATTTGAGATAAATCTATACTCATATTATGTTTCCTCTTTATGTTTTATGTTTTAAATTTTACTTCTTATGTTTTATATTTACAACTTATTTTTGTATTGATATAAATATACGAAAATATATATTAATTGTCAAACTTTTTCTATAATAAAAAATCTATTTTAATTTATATGATTTAATAAATACTATAATATTCTATATGTAATTTCTTACCCTATATGGGCCAGATTCTTATCTACCTGTTTGAGTTTAGACACGTTTGATATAAAACGAGTAATATCTTTTTTGATCTCTTTTGGATCAAAACCTTCTACACGAGCAAAGTTAATTTTAATTTCATTTAACAATTCTGTTAATTTTATCATACTTATTTAGCTATTTAGTTAATATAGTATAGTATTTGTTATTATCTTAAATATTCTGGGCCATATTCACCATACTTAGCAGTTCCATCAATAATATTCCCTCTTGGATGTTTCGCTGGTGCCTTCCACCCCGCACTCTTTAATAAATCACCTTCTTTATAACCTTTTTTTGGATTATCTTTTAAAGCGATGAAACCCCATGCAGATCTACTATCACCAAAATTCGATTTCGCTACGATACGTGCGTAATTATTCCCCTTATCAATATCAAATGATTGACGTTTACCAAATTCCTTATTAAGTTTTTTGATGAATGATTTTACATGATGATCTATTCTGTTTTCAGTCAATCGACTCAATTCTTCTCTAATTATTTACTGTAGTTGTGATTTAGTAATTTTCATATTTATTTAGTTAATATTTTATAATATTTATTGAATTTCCTGATTCTATCAGATAATCCATTAGTTCCTCCATTAATTTTTATAGTAAGTTTTCTAACTGTTGCATCATCAGATCCCTCATCTGCCAAATAATTCAATTTATGTCGGTTCCAATACCATGCTGCTGAAACTAATGGATAATCAGATGCTACTAACTCTGGATTGGTTACTACATCATCTTTTACAAATCCATTAAATTGAGAATAATTATATTTTCCTGTTAATTGTATATACCCTCTACCTCTATACTTCCAACCCTCTCCACTTAATTCGTTTCCGTTTCCCATTCGGTTTCCATATACTTTATTTGCAATCAGTTGAGGTTTTCTTGCATATTGTGATGCTATTGCCTCATTTGAAAAGTACTTACGAAACACTGTCATTAATGCCTCTTTAGAATAATTTAAATTCTCTTCTATAAACGTAAATGTAGCAGATTCATGTGCACATTGTCCTAAAAAATGAGCTACTCTTAATTCAGTATCTATCTTATATTCAAAACAAACCTTTGGTAATTCTAAAAATACTGATTCTGGAAGATGATTCTTCAATTTTGCATAAATCATAAATAAACCATTTAAAGGGCTTTTCATAACTCTCTTTTATAGTTCTATGATATTATATAACTTTGTAGGTATTATATTTAGTTCATCTCCATTTAATAGTATGATTGAATTTTTATAATCTTCCCAATTTAATTTATATTTTTTATCCAACACTCCATTTTCTTCGAATATCAGGCGATTCAATGAATTAATTGTATATAATGTATTCGTCTCCTTTTTTCGGTGGATTAAAATAGTATTAGATATAGAGTGTGTATATTTTATTTCTTTATTGATATTGTATGTTATATAGAACTCTTCATCATAATACCCACTTTGAAGAACATATATATAATTATATACTAAATCATAAATATCTCTTATTAATTGTATTGATTCGTCTACTGTTTCTATACTAGAAAATGTACATAGTAACTGTGTTTTCATTTGCTTACATCCGTTATATAATTCATATTATATAAGTATATGAATTCAAAAGAAAAGAGTGGAATTAATTAACTATTCGGTATTCTTTTCATTATCTTCAGTATCACTATCGTCTTTTTTAGCATGTATTTGTTCTAAATCATCTTTCGATAATTTCATTAGTGGGATTGATTCCTTTTCATCACCCTTTATTCCATATAATTCAGCTGCACCATCTTCCGCTTTTTGATATTGTGGTCTTCCGTTTTCTTCAGAAGAATAATATTCACCTTCTACAGAATATACTTGTAAAGGTTGGTGAGCAGGATCATCAGGAGGTAGTGCCGCCAGAGCTTCCGCACCGCCCTTTGTATCTGCATCAAAAACACCTTGACCACTTGGTACATCGTCATCTTCACCCTCTCCTTCTCCTTCTTCATCAGGGGTATCCGCATCTGGCTCAGGTATATCATCTCTTCCTGGTTGATTCTCAGAACCTAATTCATTATTAATCTCCTGTCTATTCTCTGTACCTTCTTCTGGTACATGCTTTTCGGCTTCTTTTCTTCCTGGTTTATCATCACCTAATCGTAATAGATCACCAACCAGTCCTTCTTTTTCTTCACCATCTTCATCAACCCATTGTATTACTTTATTCAAAACAGGTAATTTAAATTTTTTATCTTCTGCCTCTCTACTCCGTTCTTTTGCTTTTTCTTTATCTCTTTCTGAGTCAGCTTCGTTAACTGGATAGTAAAGTTCTTTTACACTTCGTATCCAAGCTTCTCGTATATTATACGGTAACCCTGTTTCCACCATTACCTCAGATAGAGTAGCTAAATGATTTGGATTTGACCAATCTAAATTATCTGGTGATATTCTGTATGAAACTTCGTCTACTACTTCGTCTATATATTGTTTTAATTCTTCTTTCATAAATTTTATTTTTTATTAAATATCTGCTAATGTATTTCCATATGATACTGTTGTTGGAAAATCTGGCGAACCCATTATACTCTTAATTTCTTCTATATGTTCTTCTATATGAGATTTGCTCTCTCCCCAAATCACCACCGAATCATACATATATAATAATAAGTATAAATTTTTATCATTTATATAAGAAATTAATTTCTTCAATACATCTACGTTCTTTTCCAATTCAATTGCCTGTAATAGATAATTGAATACTTTTTGTGGGTTTGGTTCCTTAATCCATTTTAATGGAATATTTCTTCGCTTGGTTGTTAAGAAGCCCGTTTTATTTGTACGTTCCCATAATGACTCTATAAATTGTTGTGTTTGATAATAAAATGGTATCTGTAAAAACTCTTCGTCAATCCCACCGTACAACAAACGAAATGTTACTGCCTTTGATTCATCATATCCAACACCATATTGATCTGCTAACCATTGGTGGGCAGATGTTTTTGGTAATTCATACTTAATCAACTTTCCAATTAAACGAACGTGATGTGCATCATAATCCAATGCTACCATTACTCCATCATCACTATGAAAAATATCCCGTGTTCCATCATCTTTATTTAATGCTAAATAATTCACAGATGAATGTGTATTAGATGGTCTACCTGTTACCGTATATGGATGATATTCAGTATAAACCTTTCCATCTTTTATTTGTTCTTTTGCCTGTGGGAATCGTTCAATAAATTTCTGTTCATCCACATATAGACCATGAACTTCCATATAACGAAGGACAGGTAAGTATGTTCGTACGTACCAATAATATTCTTCGGTTAATGGTTTATCTAAATTTGAAGTATACTTATCAAAAAAAATTCGTAGCCTTTCTATCAAAACGGTAATGGGTGTTATCTCCGTTAAATTTGCTCTGTAACCTAGTCGAATATAATGCCCATAAACTTTATCATTAAACTCGTTGTAATCAATCCTGAGTGAAGTGTGAATGAAATAGAAGGTATCTATATCATAGACGTTCACTAACTTAAACACGTGTCCAACTTTCTTAGTATCGAATACCCATTTTTTAGATTTTACTTGAAAAAGATCATTTATTTTCGTATATTCAAATGGAATTAAGTCTATATGCTCTACACCAATAATCCATAACACTTCGTCCACTAAAATACTAACAAATGAAAGTGATGTATTTCTTACATGTTTTTGATGATCTTTCCAATGAAACATCCATATTGATTCATTATCATCATTTAATATATGATATAACTCATTATAATCCTCATTTGTATCTATAATACGGAATCTCATATAATAATATACGAAAATATATTAGAAATGTCAATCTTTTATTTTTGAAAATTGTAAAAGATTCGGTAAATATAAATTTAAATTAGAAATATTTTTCATTCCCAATTGTATTGATTTAGAATTCGATGCTTCTATTTCTTTTTCAGTACCTGTCACTCTCCAATCAATTGATGTTATTTCATATAATGGATTTCTATTATATTGATTTACATTATTAGAATTAATTTCAAATATAAACGAATTTAGATCATTTACCTTTCGAATAAAATATCGTTCAATAAATCCACGTTGATAGTCACTGTCAATTACCTGTGGTACAAATGTTTTAATTGATATGGATTTATCGGAAATATTAATTTTCGGTTTTATCTTATTATATTTTTCAATTGTGGATTTCATTGTTTTTGAATTTGTCTAAATTGTGAATCTACTTCAACTATCCAATTCATTCCAGAAATTGAATGTGTTATCTCTCTTATTTGGAATATCCCTCTATCACTTCTAAACTTTGTAGGTAAATCTATAATTGAAAATGTATTATTAAATTGGATACCACTTACCCCAAATGTTGAAAATTTACAGCTAATTGGAAGTAGTACGGATATTTCTCTATAATTTGTTGTTTTTTTATCAAAGTGATTAAATAACGATGAGTCATTAAATGCTGATACGATTATGTAATCAGAAACATCAGCTAATTCTTTATTTGGGTCGTTTATAGGTATAGTAATATCTGATACTAATGTAGCAGTTTTCATAAAAAGCTCAAAGTTTTCTTTTAGCTTTTCTGTAGCTGTTCTATCATCTGTTGGTAGTTCTACTTCTCCTGGTGATTTTTTAACAGGAATTCGCTTACCAATTTGGTCTTCAATATCAACTGTATCTATGAATAATCGACTTGGTACATTAACTTCCGTAGAAATTTCCATACCATTACTATCCTCAGTTTTTGTTAATCGTTTACCGATGATTTGAGATGTCATTGCTGAAGGTATATCTATATCTACGCTGAATGAAAGAAAAGGAGATTGTTCTCCATTAGATACAAACGAAACTGGTTTGTTATATTTCAAATCTGTAAAACTTTCATCTACTATTCGGACAACAATTACATTATCATCCTTATCTATGTCCTCTGTTACTTGAAAATCCCACTTATTATTCACTGCAGAACTCATACCATTTAATAATTCCAATATAGTTTCTCGTATAGATAACCCCTTTCTCTCTAATACCGATTTTGTGAAATCAAAATTAATATATAAGTCATCTAATAATCCAAAATAATAGTCTTTTAATTCGTAAATATCAGTTGGATATTCGAATGATGTATTTCCTCTTGGAAATCCTGGACTTGAATTAAATGTAAAATTAACACTTCTCATATCACCCTGTGTAGCCTTCTTTGCGTGTTCAGAAAAAGAAACTTCACCATCTTTAAACGAAGTGGATAATCCGAAATCAGGTGGATGTATATTTGGTATATATAAACGAGAACCATTTGTAGAAAATATTTGTGGAAATGCAGATAAAAATGCTCCAGAAGTTTCAATGTTTAACGATAATTCACTACCATCTACAAGTTCAATAGTGTTTTCTATTTCACTTTCTTGTAATATGTCCATTAATGTACGGAATCGAATGTACCGTTCGTCATTAAGAATACCATCACCAGCAGGGATTACTTGTTTTTCACCATCTACAGTGGTAGATCTTTTAAAAAATCGAAACCAAGTATCCTTTGTTCTATGGTTTATTTCATTTTTTACTCCAGGAATAAAATTAATAAAATTATTAGGATCTGAAATATGTTTAACATTAATTAAATTCATAATTCGTTCAGTTCTCCACCCAGCAGGTAAATCATTAAACATATATGCAAATGATTGTGTATCAGCTCCTACTTTCACTGTAGATGTATTTGATTTTATGTTTTTTGATTTCCTTACCCATCCTTCAGATGGATTTAACCCTTGTGTTAATTTACCAGATCTGGAACTTGTATCATCAGTGATTACAATAGATAATTCTGTTTTTTCTTTTACTCCATCTTCAGTGGCAGGCGCTGGTTGAAATTGTAATCCTGATAATACTTCTCCGATTCCTGTTAAATCCACTGAAACAGTGAATCCATCACCAGTTTGAATACCACCACCTGTAATAATTCCTATATATGCTTCATATGTATACTTGGATGCTTTTCGTTTTTCATTTAATTTTTCAAAATGATAAAGTTCAGCTAATTCATTTACGTTTTTACACAACTGTCCATATGATTCTGTTTGGTTCCATCCCCATTCAATTGAAACGTGGAATCCGGGTTCCAAAAAGTATTTCGTTATTTCATCTAATTGTTCTTTTGTATAACATTTTATATCAAACTTAGCTTTTCTACTCAATCCTCTATTCCCATATGAAACTGATATACTCTCTATAATTGGTCTAGGATAATAACCAGTTCCCTGTGAGGTAGGTTCGGTTGTACTACCACCATTAAACCCCATAGAACCAACGGGTGCGGATGAATCCAATGTTCCATGAATAGATTTCTGCCCGAATGTTGGTATATTTGGATTAGATATGATTGAAACTAATTCATTTGAAGATTTACCTGCACCAGATGTGATTTTTACCCATACTCCGCCTAATTTAGAGGAAAATAAAGGATCTTTAAATTTATTTATTCTATCTGTAATACCAGATGATATAGGTGATATTCCAAAACTCATTTTTTAATATGTATTTAATATTTCCAAAAATTCCGTAGGTACTCGTAATATCATTCCTTCTTCTAATCCTATCGGGGCATCGTGTATATTATTAGCAGATGCAATAATCCACCATAACCTACTATCGTTATAATACTTAGATGCTAACGTATCAAGTCTATCGCCAGTTTGTACAGCTACATAAATATCACTATCTCTTAATTTTATAGTATTTGATATTCTACTACGATACACCTTTCTACCAGCATCGTTTTTCTTTATTTCGTTTTTATTATATCTCATTAATTTACTGGTTCAAATGAATAAAGTTGTTCTTCTACATCTTGTCTATTTTCAATAAATGTGTATGAAATAGAAACATCAATAATTTTAGGTAATATCCAATCTTTTCCTGCTGATTTAAGTTTTGGAGAATCTTGTAACTGTGAATGTATAGTATCATCGAACCCTGTATCCCAGCCGCCCTCATCTACCATTGTATATGATAATGAACTAATAAATCCATATTTCTCTTTATACATACCACCTATTGTTAGTTTAGTAATCGGGGGAGTAACCACTCCTGCTGCACCATTATATTTTAATGGATATACTAATTTAGCAAGTTTATCTAATTTCTCCCATATTTTTTTATGAGTATCTGGATTTGTACTATACATTTTTAAACTAAATCCAACATTTCGTTCTATTCCCTCATACATAAATTGTGAAAATGGAGAACCTACCATTTTGGATGATGGCCAATTTGGTGTAAACGTTTCACTAATACCTGAGATTACAACTAATGGGAACCATAATGGCTCTTGCCCATCTACTTCTATTTTTACTTTCACCGCCTCGGTTGCGTACTCATTGTTTTCTTCAAATATATTTCGGATTTTTACATCTTTACCTATTACTTTATATCCTGCGCTATTTTCGTAATAATCAATATTTTCTTCATTTAATTCAGTTGAAGGTTTTCTATCTATATTATATCCTATTGAGAATGGATTAAATCCCAGTGCACCATCTTCTACTGACATACTTAATATGTCCATTCTTTGTTGAATAACTAATTCACTATACGGTTTTTCATCAGTGGTACGAATGGAGCCATCCCTTGCAGTTGTTTCTAATCCATCAGCGGTTCCACGTGTTCCAAATAAAATACTTCTTGCTTTATCCTTTGCCTTTCCAACTGCAATTCCAACTGCTTGTGTTCCTATTTGTTTTGGTGTTCCACCACCTGCTTGAGCTAAAAAATTGCCCAGCACTGTTCCACCATCTCCGCCAACAGATTCAACTGTTACGGGTTTATCAGAACGGAAGCCATCTACTTTATCCTTGATTCTTGTTGGGATAAGAGTTGTTGGAATTCCAAGTTTCGATTTTATAAACTTTGTGGCAGAATCTATTTGCCCACCTATCAACCCATCTGTACCTTCTCCGCCTGTTGAATTTTTCATATCACGAACAGATGAAGTAGATTGTTTTGTAATTCTTATTGTTTCACTTCCATATAAAAGTGGAAAGTTTTTATAAAATGTTGTACGTAGCCCAGAAGTTTCTTGTTCTAACCGAACTGAACCTTTATCTCTTTCTATATTATGTACCGAACTTAAAAATAAGTCCTTCATTGTTTTAGCCATTATAATAATCCATAAGAATTTTCTGTAGAACGATTTATAGATGCCGCAACACCTTTAGATACTTTTTCTCTATCTAAGTATACTGATATCTTACCCGCTTTTAAATCCGATCTCAATGATTTCATTTCAATAATAAGTGAATCCAATCTTGAATTAGTTTCAGTGAAATCGACAGATGTATCAATATCATTAATTTCATTAGATGTATTCTTTGTATTCGATTGTTCATTTACAGTTTCAGTTCTACTACCTAATATTTTAGTTGCTATACCACCGATAGCACCGATTGCGGATAATGTAGGTAATGCGATCAAACCTGCCCCTGCTACAGCGGTTAGAGCACCTGCTAATCCAAATAACGCAACTGATAATAAACTAATTGGTGGGATGTACATTAATAATGAACCTATCACAGAACCTGCTAATGTTAATTGTGGTATTAGTGAAGATATTCCGCTACTTAACATTTCAAAACCACTTCCCATTGCCTGTAACGCATTTCCTAAAATTAATACAGAAGTTGCTATAACTAATAACGCACCAGCACCTGCTAAAATTGCAACTGCCCCAACACCACTACTCATTAAAGCCCCTAATAAAGACACGGCACCTACTAACGCCAACATAGATACTACTGCCTTACCTACATCTCCCCATTTCACTTCCATAAATTCTTGTACTGCCTTTCCAAATACAAATAATGCACTTGCAACAATTAATAATGCTGCTGCTCCTGCTAACATTGAAGTTGGATTTAATTTTCCAACCCCTCGTGCAGTTCCTAAATTATCACCCTTACCACCTGTTTTGTTTGATATAGTAGATAATGCGGCTTGTCGTTTTTCAACCAATAATCGTTTCTGTGCAAATGATAATTCCTTTCCAGCAAAAAACGCTTTAAGTTTCATCCAAACTAATGATGCCTTTCGTTTAGCGGCAATTAACGCCTCCCATTTAAATATATTCTGTAAACCACCACTCATTTGACCTAATGCAACAAGCCCACTACCCAATGCACTTAAAAATGGACCACTTATCTTATTAGTTAATCCTGTTGCCAATTCGTTTAATGAACTGAATTGTCTTTGGAAAAATGTAGTTTCTGTATTTGCGGTTTCAAGTTGAGTTGCCATTCTCTGTAATTCAACAACTGAAACTCCTATTAAGTCTGCGGATGCCTTTCGTTGATAATAATTCATTTGTTCAAATGCGTTTATACCACCTAATTGATGTAATACTTCTTTAGTAGCCCCTTCCAAATCATTTTGGAACGCCAATCCTCTGGCTCTTTCTAAATTAATATTCCTACCTAACAATGAAGATAATTCTAATTCCTTTGTAATCGAACTTTCAAAATCCAACAGATTATCAGCTATACCTACCATTGTAGATAATTCAGTTCCTAATTGTCTTGCAAATACAGCGGCAGATGCTAAGTTTTTTCCGCCATCTTTTCCAAACAATGCAAATGCTTCAGTATTATTTGCCAAGTCGGACATTACCTGTGAAGGAATTACTCCTCTTTGTTTTGCAAATTCTTTTGTTGAAGTAATTAAATCCTCTGCTATATTCTTGGACCCATTATTTAATCTTGCAAACGAACCTACTAATGTTGCTGCTTCTTTACCACTTATTCCTAAATTTAATGCAAGTAAATTAGTATTTAATTGAGTACCAAGTGATGCCGATTCAGTATTTCCAAATTGATTTGCTAATTCAGTAGCCGTTCCATTCGCATCATCAAATACGGTACTCATTAAAGCTGTTCGTCTAGCTATTCCATCTGTTGATGATAGAGTTAACCCAAACTCAGAATTCATTTCTCCTATTTTACCAACTACTTGCCCCAACCCGATTGTTAAGAACCCAATACCAGTACTTGCATTAGAAAGCATTAAACTAGCTGTATCTAATACACCGCCTATTGATTTTTTAATTCCATCGTAAACTGCAATTTGCGCATCTAATTGTTCTTTTTGGTTTTCTGTTAAATGAGCGTACTCATTAGCCAAAGAATTAGTAACTCGTAATGATTCAACTTGTTTTTTAAGATTTGGATATCTATCTATTGAACCTATTTTTTTTATATTACCTAACTCCGATTCAAACTCCCTGTTTAATAATTCCTTCTGTGTAATATCAGACGATGTTAGATTAGCTATCTGTTCGTTTATCTCTTGTGAACGTTCTAAAATATTAAGATTATGTTCACTTTGAATGGCTGAAGAACGTAACGATTGAATTCTTCTTTTTTCAATTTCTTGGATAGGAAGATATATACCAGTTAATGATTTTAATCCTTGTTCTTGGTCACTGATTGATTGGAGAACGTCGGTACTTACCTTCGTACGGGATTGTTGAATCTGAATATTGATGTTTTTTAATTTAGTGGCTAATGTTATCCGTTTTGTATTCAGTTCATTAACTTTTTTAGTATCTCTTATTTCTTGGGCATCAGATGCAGCAATATCCCTCTTTAATTTTTCAATCTCTTTTAATATCTTAAGTCGTTCTTTATTTAAATCTTCAGCCACAGTTCAAAAATTATAATTTTGCTTTAGGTATCTTTGATAGAATTCGATCCAATTCTTCTTTTTCCCTTTTGATCTTTTCCATTTGTTTTATAGCTTCATCATCCATCTTAGCCTTTTTAGCTTTGGCAAGAAGTGAATCCACCGCGTTTGCCTTTAACCCATCGAAAAATGCATCGGAAAACTTTTTAGCGGCGCCGAAGATCTCATTCACTGGTTGTTTTTGTTTCATATTAATAGTATGTTATAGTTTTATAACTATAAATATAAAATATTACAAAAATAAGGAAAAAGAATTACCTACGAATATTTACTTTTGAATTTTGATTGGTGGTTTTCTTCACCTCTGCCTCTTCTTCTTTTTTCAATTTAACCAACTTATTATAGTAAAAGTTTCTCCATTTGGTAGGCATAGTATATACATCTGTAAATGTGAAGCCGTTACCAAATTGAATAAGTTGCCACATTTCAATGTGTAACTTATAAGAATGGTTACTCGGAAGGGTAAAAAAAGTCGATCCCGAACGGGATATCAAGAGCCTCCATCTCGCCTGTTATATCAGATTCAAATTGGAATTTTAACTCTAAATCTGGACTAATAGAATTTACATAATTTCGTAATGCTTTACTATCTTGTGAAACTAAATTCTCAGCCAACTCATTTATTGTTTTTCTTTCTTCTTTTCCATCTACTGATACAATCATATGGCGTAAACGGGTAGTAACTTCTTTAGAACCTGCGTTTTTAGTAAGACGTGCAAGTGCTTGTAAATCTTTATTAATTTCAAGTTCATCACCGTGAGTTAATAACTTAAATTCAATATCTTTTTGTGTTTTTTCTAAAGTAAATTTATATCGGTTTTCTCTATTTAATACTGATTCATCTACTTCTTTTACTTTTACTTGAGATAAATCAATAGTTACATTTTGCCTTTCCAACGAAAATGGATCTGTAACTTCTGCGTTATATTCGTTACCATAACCCAATATTCTTGTAGCTATTAGTATGGCGTTTTTATCTCCAATGATAATATCGTTTATATCTATATCATCAATTATAATAGATTCAAATAATTTATCCAATACAACACCTTTCTTTATTAAATTTTGAGAAGCTAATATATCTTCTTCTTTAGCTGTCATATACTTAATAGTAATTTGACCAGATGAAAGAGGGGAATCTTCTGGATAAACTAATCCTTTTGATGGGAGGTCAATAACTTCTGTTGGAAACTTGTGTTCTTTTTTTGTACTCATAACATTTAATTTGTTGTTGATTTGTCCTTATAAATATAAAAAATTAATATTTTTAGAATAATAAAAAAACCTCACCACTTATAATAAAGTAGGAGGTTTTAAAATTTTAGTTCAATATATGATTAAGCCGTACTACTTATTTTAGTTCAATATTAAATAGTTTAATATTAATCAATATTCCAAAATTGCGTAATCGTAGGCTAAAGTCACAGTTATTTCTACTTTTTCAGATGATTCATATGTTAAATCACCGAAATTTGCTTCTGTAATAAATGCACCTTTTACTGTCCACTCTTCTACCTTATCCGTAACTGGTCCTAAAAGATAGAAATTCAAATCTTTTTTGTAAAAATCAGCGTACCCTTCTCTACCTGTAATAGCTTCGTGAGATAATCGTACCCACTCCATTACTGCTTGTGCTCCAGATGGAACCAATGGGTCATGTAGTGTAATTGAAATATCATTCCAAGTAGTTTTTCCTTTAATTTTACGTTGTACGTTGATATGATCTATAGTTACAACATCAGAAGAAATAGTTGGTCTACTCATTGCTTTAATCATATATGATGGTATCCCATCTACTTCCATAATGAACCTGTTTTGCATCTTTGGTTCAAAATTGGTATAGAAAGCTTGATCGTATTCTAAAATTTCTGCCATAATAAATTTCCTTTAAATAATGTGTTTAGTTTAATTATATATATAAGTATAACTTTTTTTAGTTTTAAATATCTTTTTTCAGAAATTTCCTTAAATCAGTAGATATATCAGAGTAATAACTATCAATATTTTCTAATATAGAATGAAGATGTTTACATACACTCCCTTCTAATTTTGGATTTCGTTCATTTGGTGCAATAGATTGTTTAATAATACCATAATCACCTGCATCCGCCATCCACTCATACCCTTTATATTTAAAATCTTCACAAGTACAATGTACTTTAACATCACCTGCTTCTGTTGCTAATTTTATACGTTCTTTAAGTGTAGTTCCTTTGTGTTTTCTACTTATTTCCCTAAAATCAGGAATCTGAATTCGTTGTGTATGAGATTTGCCACTTCCATCGGAAGATGGGTCTTTACTTTTAAATTCAAACGTTCTTATTCGTTTGTTTCCTACACGATGATATAATTTACTATAAGATGATTGGATAGATGAAGCACGCTTCTCACGTTTATCTTCAGTTTCTTTTGTTAAATCATCTTTAAATACTTCATCTAATATTTTTGTAAGTCGTATCATTTAATATAAATATAGAGTTTTTAATTTTAACACATAAAAAAGGGAACCTAAATCAATAAGTTCCCTTTAATTCTTTAACTATATGTACGTACTAATCATTTACTACTTTCAGTTAATCGTTTGATTTCCTCACGAATAATTTCCCGTAATTTTGATTTTGTCAGTTTCACCGTTTTCGTTTCATTTTTATTCTTACTTCTGTTTTTTGACTGTGTTGTTACTGCCAAATTAGAAGCTGAATCATCATCAGTGTCGTGATTTCGATGATGGACATCCTTACCATCACCTTTTTTCACTTTACCTAACTTCTCCATTTTTCTACGAGAATTATTTCTCTGAGCCCGTCTCTTTTTCTGTTTCGGGTCAGATTGATAATTCTCGTATTCTTTCTTGTAATCTCTACTCATTATTAATCACTGAATGTTGCCCCAGTCGGTAATACTGTGAAGTTTACAACGATGAATTCAGCTGTTCTTGTTGGTTGAATGAAAATATCACCTTTTAGAATATTACGATCTATGGTCGCAGGATCATTGTTAGTTTCATCCATTACAACTCTGAATGCGTATAAACCTTGTCGTTGTTGTATTGATTCCAAATATGGATTAACAGTATTCAAGAAGCGATTTCTCGTAGTTGAACTGTTTTGTTCGAACACTAAGAATCTTGATGTAGAAGCAATATACTTCTTCACTTTGATCAACAATCGTCTTACATTGATTCTATCCAATGCAGATGGTCTTGTCTGTAGTGTTTTTTGTCCATAAGCAACAATACCCTGTCCAGGGAATGATGCGATTGGGTTAACCTTACCTTCATATAGTTGATCTCTTTCAATATGTGTCAATCTATTCTTCACTCCGATTGCTCCAACAATTCCACCTCTGTTTAATCCAGCAGGTGCGAACCATTCAGCAGCAATTCTATCATTTGATGCGTAAATTGCCGGCATCAATACCGATGGTGGTACTACCATTTGTTTATTTGTTTGTACATCTATTGTAGTTACCCAAGGGTAATATGTACCAACGTACGAACTATCAACTGATTCTGCTTGTTGGATAGAAGCGTTTACCGTTCCGTTTACACCAACAACATCACCGATGAAGAAACAATCTTGTCTACTATCTACCAAGTCTACTATTCTATCAAAAACGTATCCGTGGAATTCTCTGATTATTCCAGGAGCAACTACTAAGTTAATATCATATTCATCTTGATTTGATATTGAATTAATTGCTCTTGTATAAGAAACAGATCCAGCAGATGTAGATGTTGTTAAATTAAAACCTTGTGAGTTTCCTGAATTGATATCTCCGGCTTTATTAATAGGAGTTGCAGGTGATTGTCCATCAAATCCACCTTGGAACCCTACTACAAATTGTCTTTTTGAAATATCGGATGCTCTATCATCTATATTTACTGATTGTGTTACTTCCAATCCATAATTGTCAAGTCCAAATGATTCGTTTGCTCCAACTGACGCTGATTCTGGAAGTGGATTTAAATAAAAGATATTATCTAATTTTGCACTACCATCGAAATCAAATCCTGAATATAGTGTGGAATTGGTGCCAGTGTTTGATAGTGAACCTGTTGAAAATACAACAGTTGGCAATTCAGATGAAACAGCTAATGTTATAGTGTTAAAATAAGCAGCATGTCCAAATGGTGCTACAGATGATGGGAATTTTCCTTCTTCTACCACTTCTGCTCTAACATATGATGAATTATTTTGGAATGTACCTTCTTCACTTACTTTTCCATTACTATCAACAGAAATTGATTTATCACCAATTAATCTTGCGATATAGTTTGGAGATGCTGGATCTAAAGTTGCATTTTGGAATGTTTCTAATACATTCTTTCTATTATCTGTGTCGGAAAAACTACGTACTGTTACTGTAAATGTTGTGAAATCAGTTCCTGGTACAGTTCCAGCAGGTTTAACATTAGAAATTCCAATTTTAAACTCTCTGTTAGCTGAATTTCCATCACCAATTGTGTGGAAACGGAATAAATCATATCGTTCACCAGCTATTAATTGTGATTGAATCCAAGGAGTTATAGCGTGTGATACTTCATATGTAAAATCTTGCGTAGGTAATATTTCATCTTCTAAAATAGAATCTGAACTTTCTAATGTATTTTCATTTTCTTCCGCTGTGTGTTGGAAAAAAGTGTAAAGATAAGATGGTTTCGTTCCTAACGCATTCAAACCGAATACTGATCCTACATCATCTCCATCAGATGGTAATATAGACGAAGTAGCTGCTACTCCAATATCACTACCACTAATTTCAAATCTTGTAGTTCCACCAACATGAGTGAATGATGTGTCGGTAAAACCTACACTTTCATCTCCTTGTGCTGTTGAATGAAAAGAAGTTACTAATTTTCTTCCACCTGATCCACTTACAAAGATTCCGTATGGAGATATTTGTGAATATCCCTCAGTACCGGCAACTCTTACAATGGTAACTGTTCCAGCTTCCCGTAAGTAATTTTGTACGGTTACACCTGTATAATACGAACCATCAGGTCTACCGAATATTTGTTCAAATTCTTGTTGTGTATTAACAACAGTTGGTATAAAAGCGGGTCCTTTTGAAAACGGACCGATTATTGCGGCTCCAATAGCACCAACTCCTTGTGTTAAAAAAGATAAGTCTGTTTCACGTGTAAAAACACCTGGTGATACAATTTGTTCTGACATATTGTTTTTCCTTTATTATTATTTTAATATCAATGAATATAACTATACATACTATATTTATATATGTATAAGTATATGAAAGAAATGGAAAACGGAATAAAATTATTTAGTAACGGAAGTAAATTCTCCTGTTTGGGAGTTTAACTCACCATCACCGTATTTTTCTCTTAAATCTTTAATGAATTCAGTTTCTTCTTTTTGAAGTTCGTTATACTGTTCCATTAGTTTCTTTTTGTATTCGTCTAATTCATCAATTTTTTTGTTTGCTTCGTTTGCAACAAATTCAGTTTGTACTGTAACTTGTCCCAATTCTGTAAATATTGTGTTAGCATTTACTTGTATCTTATTTACTTTTTTTAATTCTTCGTCTGTAATCTTTACCTTCTCTGTCACTTTTTCTTTACTCATTTTTGTTTAGTTTATAGTTATTGAACTACCCATCCCTAAAGGAATAGGATTCCTGGACTGATTCTCTACTGAGTAATCACTTCACAGGCGTTAATTTCCGCAGTCCCTGCGGTATCTTTATTTAAAATTCTCTTTCCTTCATGTAATATATTCACACTTGCATTATGATCTCTGTCATGTGTAGTGTCACATTTTTTACATGTCCATTCACGATCTTTAAGTGTTAAATCTTCATTTTTAGTTCCACAATGAGAACATAATTTAGATGAGGGAAAGTATCTATCTACTTGTATCACAGTTTTATTATTCCATTCACTTTTGTATTTTAACATTTGAATGAATTTATGAATAGATAGATTTTGTATTGATTTTGACAAATTACGATTCTTTAACATTCCTTTTACATTTAAGTTTTCAATTACTATTACTTGGTTTTCGTTAATAAGTGAATTGGTTACTTTATGTAAATAATCTTGTTTTTGATTGTTTAGTTTTTCGTAAAGTTTTGATAATTCTATTCTTGATTTTTGTCTGTTATTTGATCCTTTTTTCTTTCTACTTAAATCTTTATGTAACTTGTTTAGTTTCTTTTCGTTTATTCTTTTTAAGTTTAAGTTTTGGAATACTTCACCATCACTTGTCACCAGAAAGTTTTTAATTCCAATGTCTAATCCTACAATATTTGTAGTGATAGGTAGTTCTTTAAAATCTTTCTTTTGGTGTAAAATTGAAACATAGAATTTTCCACTTTTTGTTTTGGATAAAGTAATAGAATTGATTTTAGTTAATGGAACTCTATCGTCTCTATATTTTATCCAACCTAATTTTGGAACTTTAATTCGTTTACGCAGTGGGTGTACTTCAATGTTTCCATTAACATTTATAGTTCGGTATGAATTCTTTCGGTGTCTGGATTTGAATTTTGGAAAAGAAATTTGACCTTTTTTAAGATTTCTAAAAAAGTTCGTATAAGATTGTTTTAAATCTAAACGAGTTTGTTGAAGTGATATAGAATCAATTTCTTTTAACCAGTCATATTCTCCTTTATAATCTTTTTCAGTAGTATAATTATAAGAATATAATGAATCTGTATCTTCTTTGTATTTTTCATATACTTTTATTCGCTCATTTAACATTTGATTCCAAATGAAACGATTACATCCAAAGGTTTTATTCAAAAGAACTTCTTGTTCTTTTGTAGGATAGATACGGTATTTATATGATTGGTAGTACATTAATCTTTATGATTTTCAACATATTGTTTTAATATATCAATAGATACATTACCTGTAGTTGCTAAAAAATAACTTGGAGACCAGAATGAATCACCCCATAATTTATCTTTGAGGTATTCCTTATATTTTTTTCTTAAAAACCTACTTGAATGCCCTTTTAGAATATTTAAATATTTTGGAATATCTAATGTAGGCTTTGATTCAAATAAAATATGAATATGATCATCACCACATTCTTGTTCTATTATAATGACATCAAAATCCGAACTCACGCTTTCTATATAATTTTTTAAATCATTAATAATATTAGTTTCATTAGTAAATACAGCTTTTCTATATTTAACTATTAAAATCAAATGATAATGGAGTGAATATACTCTATGTTGATCCTTTGTGTATTTATTTAAATATTTACTCATTTTATTAATTTAATAACTTAATTACACTTATAAGTATAAGAAAATAAAAGTTTAATACAAAAAAGTTTGACATTTGTGAAAATAATTTATATATTAGTGGTAGAAATTCATCCCATCCCTAAAGGAATGGGTTTTTTACAAAATAAGATAAAATATATAATATAATATACGATAAAATATATTAAAAGTCAAATTTTAAATTAAGATAAAAATGAAATTACAATTTTACCTGTAGATGACCATTGTGGATGAAATACTCTATAGTCAGGCTTGTTGGGATCTTCTGCCCATCCCTTCCAAAATTCAGGATCAGGATCTTCTCCATGTACCGTATCACCCTTCGGCCCGTAAATAATACCAAGTGGGTGGTTATTTTTAGATGGTTGTCCCCAAAAATTAGGGTCACCTCCACTTGTATGATTTGCATTGATTATTGACAGATCATTATCTGGATCTCTGTTCACCACCTTAATTGCTTGTTCAGTTCTACTCTTATCAATTACAAGAGTTTTAAATACTTCTTGTAATGAAACAATTTTTACACCAGCTGAAACACCATCAGGTTTTGGGAATGTATAATCAAATTCATCTTTTACTTTCTGCCCATTCACCCAAGCATCAAAGCTTTCACCGCCTAAAAACACCAGTGCCATTTCCACAACAGGCTTTTCAGTAGGTTGCTCTGGCTTCGGATTATCCT